ATGATGATGAAACTATTCCCCAAGCGCCACACATTCGTCTTTTTCATGGTCAACAACGATATTTGCATATGAGGATTATCGGAACTTTGCCCAAGTCAGAGTTAAAAGGACACAATATTATGAATATGAAGATATCTCCCTTCTCTGTACACATTCCCGAAAAACATCCCATGCGAGAGCTGTATGTGGAGAAATTTGCAAACGTTCTTCCAACAATGGAAAACTATATGAAAACAGTCGATTCATGGGATGCCTTTGGTCAAAACTCAGCATCATTTTCCAACTTAACTTCTTTTGGTTTAGCAAAGAAATTTTATGATTTCTTTTATGGGCGTTTAGAGGAGAATAGTGTTTGTGATGAAGAGATGTTAGTGGGATCAATTGATCCAAGTACTTCACCCGGGTGGTTCTGGACTTTTTTAGGGTATAGAACAAAAGGAGAAGTGATGGCATCACCAATGTTTAATTATGTGGTTGAAAATGCCCCTGGACAAGTAATTATTTGGAACACATGTGGAAAATATGAGGTCTTAAAGATTGAAGATATTTTAAAGCTTAAAGTCCGGATTTTTCAAATACCTCCTATTGAATTTTTATGGTATCAGAAATTGTTTACCTATGAGATTTCTCAGAGATTTAAAAATTTTAGATGGTCAAAGTATGGTTTTAATCCATATGGAGGGGGGTTTGATAATTTAGCGCACTCGTTGTTGTCTCATGAATGGGTAATTAGCTATGATGTTTCGGGATGGGACAAGTTTATGCCCTTGTTACCTGAAGTATATGATCAGCAGAAACAACGAATGATCTCGTCAGGCATGTGTTTTGATGGAGCAACATTTGATTGGATGGTGGAACAATTAACTCATGGGAAGATTCGGTTAGTGAATGGTGAAGTTGTTGTTCGAGATATTGGGAATTTTTCTGGATCCGGGTCAACAACATTGGACAATATTAGGTGTCATATTCTTTTGGTTGCTTGTTGGCTCATTGAGGCGTATCATTTTACTTATCAAAGAAATCCCGATTTAGTTAAAGTGTCAACTCAGAGTGTTAACTTGTTTGGGGATGACAATATTATGGGGATTGACGATTGTTTTTCAAAAATATGTGATAGAGAGTGGTCAGAAGCTTTCTTTTTGCATTTTAATTTAAAGTTTAAGTTCTTTCATGTCACTCACAAAAAATTGGATGGACACACATTTTTGGGAGCATCTTTTGAAGAAAGAGATGGACATTATTTGGCATGTTA